CCAATTCCTATAAAAAATTTATTCATATATATATAATATGATATTTATTATTTATTTCTTTTATTAAAATGGTAAATTATTAAATAAATCTAATTTATTTTTATATATATCATCTATATCATCTATATCATCTATATCATCTGTTTTTTTAATTTTTTTCTTTTTAATTTTAACTTGCTTTTTAACAATTGGTTTTACTTCATATATTTTCTTAAGTTCAAATAATTTGTTATTATTAATCTGACACTGAATATAAATATCTCGGTTTGGTATCATTTCTATATTTAAATTATAATTGTTCATTAAATACACAACTGAATTAAATAAATATGGTAATCTTTTATTTTTTTTGCCAATCTTAAAATTAGAGATATATAATTCAAATAAAGATTGAACTTGTTTTTTTATATTATTATCTCTATATTTAGACTCTAATAATATTACTCCCCAAATAATCCATATTAAATCAGCTTTATATTTTTCATCTACATCTATATTTCTATTATCTATATTCCATGGACCTTTATTTTTTTTAATTTTTTTTTCCCATTCTAATATCCATATAATCCAATATATACATTTATCATATCCTCCTGTTTTATTTTTTAAATGATAATATATTTCATTTATAATTATTTTTAATTCTTCTGGTTCATTAAAATGAATGAAATTATCTGGCAATAAATTAACATTTGCTGATAACCTTAAAGAAATATTATTAAAATTAAAATCTTCTAACTTTATTTTTGGATATTTATTATATCTTTTTGTTTTTGAAGATAATGCTAATATAATGGATATGGAAAAAAATAAATTTCTTATTATTTGATTATTTCTTAATTCAATTATTTCATTTTTTTCTTTCTTTTTATCAATATTATTATAAATATTATAAAATAAAATATTCTTTTTATATAAATAATTTGGTAGAGATGGATTATTTATAGATATTACATCCGATGCATATAATAACATTTTCTCCCAACATAATTCAATATATCCAGAACATATACATTCTGTTACCCAATTACATGTATTCTCTATTTTTTTTGTTTCTATACTTTTTAATAATACATTTAATACATCATTCTTTTTATATCCACTAAACGATAATTTATTATAATCATCTATATCCCGTGTATCTACAATTAAATATTTATTATCCATAATTATTAATATAAAAAAAATATTAACTATAAACTATAAACTATAAACATTCACCATCTGGTCCATGTCCATGTCCATGTCCACCTTGATCTGGTCCATGATCTGGTCCATTATCTGGTCTATGTCCATGACCATGTCCATGTCCATGATAATGACCATGACTATGTATATTATCATCTGATTCTGGTTCTGGTTCTGGTTCATCGGTTGAACCAAATCCACCAATACCTCTACTAGTTTCAGGTAAACTATTAACAATTTCAATACTAATTGGAGATAAATCACTTGAACATATCTGAAATAATCGTGATCCAGCTTCAATTATATATTCTTCATTTTTGATATTATCTACACATGCGATAATATTACCTCTATATCCGGCATCAATAATACCAACTGAATTAGCTAATCTAAGTGGTGTCTTCGTAATTGATGATCTTGGATATAAATAATATGATACGGGAATTGATTTATAATCATCTATATATTTTAACATTTGACATTGAATTTTTAAATCAATAAATTTTGTTTCTCCTGCTTCTACAATTATCCTATCTGGACAATATAAATCAATGCCACTATCACCTTGATGATAATGTCTATGGTCATTGTATCTATCGCTATGAGATAGATCATCATTAGTAGTATTAACAACTTTAATTTGTAAGTTTAGTAGATTCATTTTATATTTATATATTTGATTAAACTTTATATATTTTATCAAATTTATCTACCTTTTTGTTAATAATAAAAATAATTTTAATCTAATTTGCTCATATGTCTCTTTTTCTGTATCAATATCTATTATTCTATATTTTTTATTTAAATCTAAATTATTTTTTTCAGAAATATCTTCTAGATATTTAAGATGATCTTGAACATCATCTGAATATAAGTTAATTAAACGACGCCGTTGTTCGGTATTTGTAATATTAAGACGTATAATAATCCAATCACTTGATAATAAATCTAATTCATTTTGAAAACGTAAATCATCTATAACTATATTATTTTTATATTGAATTTTTTTCATAATATAATTGGCCCATACATCTGGATCTTGTTTCTTCATATCTTCTGCGATACTTATAATTAATGATCTATTTTTTGTTTTCATATTAAATAGATCAATAGCAATTTCTTTAATTTTTTGTCCATATGAATATACATTATATGAATTATCTAATTGACATATCATATTTGCTATAAATGATTTACCAGAACACATTTTTCCAGTAATTGCAATTTTCATTATTAATTATATATATTATTTTATTATTAGGTTTATATATTATCAAATTTATATATATATTAATAAATAATATTAATGAAAGATTGTATAATATATAAACCTAATAATAAAATAAATTTAGATAAATATTTATTAACAAAAGTTAAATATTCTAATATTGATTACAATACTATATTTAAATATATATCTGAAATTTTACTCAATTGGATTGAAACAAATGAAAATTTAGATAGATTTATAGATGATGAAACATATTATAAACATTTTAATTTATTTATATACTCTGAATATGTAACACCACATACTAAATATAATTACAAATTTGATGATAAATTAATTGATTATTTTGAACATTTTTCATCTACTAATAATGACGAAATTATTTCAATGTATTTTAATTTTCAAGATATTTTTAAATCTTTGAACATATCTCTATTTAATAATAATAAAGATAGTAGTTATCCATTTAATGAATTTATTTTTTCAATATGTGATTATAAAGATCCATATAATGGTGATATAGATGAACATAATTCATTGGATAATGAAGAAGATATATATTAATTAATATATTTGTATATTATAAATGCCATTACCTAATAATATACAAATTGGTGGTAGATATAAGTTCTCTGATATGTTAATTAAAAAGAAAACTAAAAAGAAAACAAAGAAGAAAGTTTATAAAAAGAAAATTATTAAAAATAAATCATATAAGAAAAAAAAGAAAACCTATAAAAATAAAAAGAAAAAGAAAAAGAAAAAGAAATCATATAAGAAAAAATCTAAAAAAAAATTAAATTCTTTTATAAAATAAACAATATGGTACTTTATTAAAAACATCTTCTTTCCTTATTTCATTTACACTTTCATCATTATATCTATACCATTGTTCATCACTTTTACATATAGAATAATAATGTCCACCATTCATTGATCCACCTTGAATACTAATACCATATAATTGATAATTTAAATTATCATTATAATAATTTATACAATAATTATTCATATCTAAAATTTCTGGATAATCAAAATTATAATTAACTTTATTCATATTGTTATTATATAATTTTAACTGAATTATTAATATATCAGATAATTTCCAATACATTATTCTTTTACGTGGATTAACATCCATTTTGCATTTATCGCATACCCATTTATTATTATTATCCAATTGTTCTATTTTTGTATAATTATCTAACAATGTATATATATTAATATTGTTTTGTTTTATTGGTAATGATATATATTGAATTGGATCATGATTGGTTGTATTATATTCACAATTTGGACAATTTGTTACACTTAATAATTGTGAGTATGTCTGTTTTATTATATTAGAATAACCCTTTTCAAAAAAAGTTTTCCAATATTTAATACTATCTACTGCTATTTTATCATAATTATTTTTAATTTTACCCGAAATATCAAAACTAATTTTATGTTCTAAACATTTATGTAATAAATCAAACAATATTGTTATAAATTCGGCGGCATCTTGTTGCTCAAAATTTTCAAAATAATATTCACTATCATTTACTTTATCACTAAACAATCTATAAAACTCTCGGGGATTAACATATCCTTTTTCATTTTTATTCTTTAATGATTTATTTAATTTAAACCATGATTCTAATAATTTAAAATCATTTGTTTCTTTAACCATTGAACATTCTTCTATTAAAGGTATATTATTTGTATCTAAAAAATTTAAGTGTGATATACATTGAAGTATAGAATTCATATAACACGTATTACCCAAATTAAGTATTCCATTATTCATTGATAATTATTATATTGTGTATTTATTTTTTTAAGTATATATTTTTATAATTATATATTTTATATAATATATTTATATATTAATGGAAAAAATAACATTTGATCTACCAAAAGAATTAAGTAAAGATGAATTATTAATAGACAAAACAATTGAATCAATGATTGACAGAAAACCTTTAATTGATACTAGTTTATACGAAAACCTATTAGATAATATAGTTATAGAAGATATTGAAGAAGAACAAGTTATAGAGGAACAATTTATAGAGGAACAAGTTATAGAGGAACAAGTTATAGAGGAACAAGTTATAGAGGAACAAGTTATAGAGGAACAAGTTATAGAGGAACAAGTTATAGATAATACATGTAATTATAAGGACGAGATCCTATTAGAAATACTACTAAGATTGAAAAATTTAGAAAATACAAATGAAAAATTAAAACAACGAATTATTGAAAGAAATATTGGATTAAATATATGGGATGATTAATTAGAATACAAAATACCTGCCATACCATTACATATTCTTATTACATTATAATTAGTTGAAAAAACATTTATTATTCTCTCGGTCGTATCAGATAAATTATGTATAACTAAATTACAATCATCAATTCTAGTAAAATTACAAGAACCAGTTGGTTGCATATCTTCTGGTTTTAAAGCAAAAGAATATACAGCTATATTGTTTTGATATGATTTACCAATACTAAAACCATTTTCTATACTTTCAGCAGTCATTTGAATTGGTGTTCCTGTATGGTATTCATATATTTGTTGTTGTGTAAAATATTCCAACGGTCTAGGAGAAAATCTATCTGCATTATTAAGTAATATATTATAACTAATATTATTATTGGGTTTATATTTATTTGAAGATGAATCATCATAATAGCCACCAGGTAATTGTGTAAAAAATCCATTTATACTGTTAATAGCTCCGGTCCATATTATTTCTTTAACCGGATGATTTAAATAATTTAAATTTATTGATTGACCATTTATTGGGAAAACCCTATAATTTAATTGTTCAATTAAATATTCATGTGCTGAAGTAGCAAATCTAGATCTTTCATCTTCATCTAGAAATATATATTCCCCCCATAATGTATTATTTAATAAATTAATACCACTATTATCAACAGAATTTTCTAATAAACAATCTGTATTAATTTGTAAAACTAATTCAACTTCATGAACTCGTAAAGCAATCAGAGGTAATGCTAACCCCGTATTTCTACAAAACCAAAATTGTAGAGGAACATAAGCATCAAATTTAACAGTTGTTGATAATGTATCTCTATCAATTATAGTTGGTTCTATACTTTCATCAAAATAATAAATATTTCCTCCACTTTTTGTTAACATTTGATATTTTGTTCCTTGATTTGTTGTAATATTTCCCATTGCTCCAACATTATTTTTTTCTGTTAATTGACTCCATATTTCTAACCAATTACCTGTATGTCTATCAATTTGTGTTCCACCTATATTTAATGTAACTGTATCAATAACAGTATGTGTTGGATTATAAATAGGTGAAATTTCATTTCCATTTTTAATAGATGATGTTACTTCCATTGTCATATTTAAATATAATTTATCCAATAAATCACCCAATAATGGAATAATACAAGATACACGACCATTTAATGAATTAGACCCTTGCCAACTTAATTGAATTGATTCCATTGCAAAATTTGTATGTCTTCTAAATACTGTTTTAAAAAAAGTAATTTCTGGATTACCTGTTAAGTATACATCTTGTGGAGATTCTGTACTCGCAACTAATTGTAATAGACCACCCGCCATATAATTATATTATAGTATATAATTATATTTATATAATTTTAAATAAAAAGAAAAAAATAAGATTTACTTAATTAATAACTTTGTCTTTAATTACTGTAAGCAAGGCCACCCATACCACTCATGATACGAAGGACATTGTAGTTAACAGCATAGACATCATAGCTGTCGCAGCAGCAATTAGAACCACTGTTGCCCTGCGAAGGGTATCCGTTAATGACAAGCTGGGCATTGTCAATTCTCGAGAAATTGCAAGTGCCACTCGGCTGGTGTTCCTCGGGTTTGAGGGCGAACGAGTAAACAGCAATGGCAGCAGTAGCAGCTTGACCCGGACCAACAGCGTAGTATGCCTGAGGGAACGAACCATGTTTGCCCTGAGCTTCCCAGAAATTCCCCTTATCAATTTGTTCGTCCGCCATCGGGTTGTTGGACCAGTCTTTTTTCCACCCACTCTTGCCCCGGGCTTTCAATTCCTTGGGTGCATTAACAGCGGCACGATTTTTGAGGAAGTCTAGGTTACCCATGCAACACTGGCCACAAGCAGTGGTGTAAGAGTCGCCACATCCAACTGGTGTTCCAGTGTGGTAATCGTATACCTGCTGTTTGGTGTAGTATTCAAGAGGCCTTAGGGACATGCGATCATGTCCATTAAGTTTGAGCTGGTAAGTGGCATTGAAACCAGGGGTTTCGCAGTCAGCATAGAAGTCGGGCATAAGGTAATCAGCAGAGGCACCCGGTAGGATACCAAATAGACCAGTTACCGAACTTTGCCCACCAGTCCAGATTAACTCTTTGACGGGGTGGTTGAAGTTTAGGTCAAGAGAGCCACCATTGCTACGGAAGTTCTGGTGCTGAATCTGTTCAATTAGGTATTCGTGGCTGACCTGGGCAAAACGGCGACGCTCGTCGGTGTCAAGGTAAATGTAATCGGCATATAGAGAGTTATCCTGAATGCAAGCAGATGGCTGGCAGTTGGAGCCGTTATACTGGGGTCCACAGACAAAGTCGGTGTTAATCTGTAGGATGATGCGGACTTCGTGATACTGAAGGGCAATTAGAGGTAGAGCAAGACCGGGGTTA